GCGCGGAGGCTTCGACTTGGTTTTCTTGTGACATTGTTTCCTCCTGGAGACTTGTGTCGGGTTGGGGTTCGGTTGACTCTTCTTCGACCTCTGGGTCGGGTTCTGAGGCAGCGATGGAATCGATGGTTGCGTCGACAAATGCCGGTACTGCGACAACCGAGAGTTCTGACAATATGGCTGACGAGACAATCATGACTCCGCTTTTGTCGTACTTGAATTTTTTCGGGATTGCTCCGACTGAAACTGAGTCGTAAGCAGACATTTGAATCAACTCGACCACGTCATCTGCAGCCTTGCTGCGGGCAAACGTGGCACTGAAGCCGAGACCGTTGTCTAGATCGACGAGTTCGCTGACAATGCCGATTGGGCGTCCGTCGTGGTTTTCAAGAAGTCGCGCGGACTTGGCATTCAAGTCAAAGGCTCCGCGCTTGAACATGACCTTCTCTCCGCCAGAGACGGTTGCGACTGTGTCCCAGGGCACTGCAATGCCAGTGATGGTGCGCGGTGCATCTTCTCCAGCTGCTGCGTCAAGGGTGACGGGGACGGCGGTGAACTTAATCATGAAGGAATCTCCTCGAGGTCTGGAACTTGTGGTTCAACTAGAACATCTGACATTTCGCCAACGGCTAAAAGGTCGTCTGTGTCAAATTTGACGTATCGTCCGCGACTGACTACGTCGTTCATGCTGAGACGAGAAGTAATGGCCGTAGCCAGCATATGTGCCCCGAAGAGCCATAGATCCTGGCGAGCCTGAGAAGCGTTCTGATAAGTCATTGACGCGCCAGGCGTTGGTGCCGAAACGAGGTAAGCAGGTACCGAGCAAATTCTGCTGAGATCAAGTGCTTGGTATTCGCGTTGCGCTGCGTTAACTTCAAGCGGGTCGCGGTCAAATTCAACAAAGTTGACGTAGTTGTTCAACGCGCCGATGACGTTGCCTTCGCGCCGAGCCTGCGCCCATTGTGCAGCGAGGTCTCCAAGTTCTTCACCGGACATTGTCTCGCCCGCTGAAGTTTGCTGCAAATAACCAGGGACGGTTTCAATTGTTGCTGCGCGGTCTGCGTACTGATCGAGGTGAGTTGCGATGCTGACCGCGCGCCGACCTGAATACATGAGACCAGTTGTCGGTGCAAGGAAAGTAATAATTTCGTTTGGGTCTAACTGGATGCCGTTGAACTCAATCTCTTTCGGCATGCCGAAGAATTGTGGGCCGACTTGATCGGGCGTTTGAATGTTGGCTGACGGTAGCCATTCGAAACTCATTGGGCGTCCGTCGGTTGCGTTGCGAGAAGTGACCGCCCAGAATGCGCGTCCCGTCATCCATAGGTCGGTCACGGTGTTAGCAAGAATGAACTGGCGAGGAACTTTCGGATCAGGGTTTTCCATCCACGACTCGTTCGGCACATAGATTTCTTCGTACTCTTCGCCGTTCCATTGCTTGATGTATTGGCGAAACTCGAGACTTGAGATGGTCGAGGCGAGAAGGTCTCTCGCCCGCGACACAGTCGGGAGACTAAGGGCGATCTGCTCGAATGTTCCGCTTGACCATGCATACATCGGAGGGATGCCAGACATGCCGACTCCGGCAGCTGCTTTAACGGGCGAAGATGCAAATTCTGCGGTTGTTATTTTTCGGGAGAAGAACGCCACGATTGGAGTCTCCCACAAACTAGTTGCAAATGCAACTACCTTCCGAATGCCATTGCTGCGCGTCCAGTATTTGACGGGCGGGAAACTAACGCGGCTGCGACGACCAGAAGTCGCGCTGCCTCAATTGGGCCAGGGGAACGTTGGCTGCTGATCACGACCTGACCGTTTGCGCGGGCAAGGACGGCACGGTTGACATGAGTCGCAAGAAGTTCCTCGCCTCGGTGATAGATGCGTTTCTCAAGAATCAGCGAGCGAGTAAGACCCGTGAACTTCAGTACTTCGGCGTAGCCGAAAATTTGACGTCGCCGTTCCAACTTCTCTGGCGTATGCAGATCAAGAGCGGGCGAGATTGCCAGTCGCAACTTCGGGTCTGCCTCCATTGCTTCATTTATCTTTATCCACATCTCCTTCAGAGACTCTGTGGAGAACTGCACAGTTGCAATAATGTTGCCCTCTTCAGTTAGTCCGCAACGAATGCCCACATACTTTTCTCCGCCTGTGGATGAGTCCACCGCAAGGACGCCCCCTGTCGGACAATCTGATTCCGTGAACAGTTTGTCCCAGACTCCAGGTTGAATCCAAGCGTCCGCCGACGAGACCCACAAGTTGAGATGCGCTCGGAGGAACGCTGCTCGATCAGGAGTTTCCGCAGCTGCTTGCAACGCCTCGAGGGTGATGGTCTGCCCGAGGGCGGGGTTGGCGTAGCCCCAATTTATTTCGTCGTTCGGATCAACCGACGGAAGACTCCACTCAGCAAAGTAAAGACGCGTCTGCTTCTGCTGATCTATTGCGCCAATTGCTGCTTCGCGCAACCGTTGCATTGTCTTGGAAGATTCATCGCCTGAAGTTGACCAGGAGGAAAGGAGCGGAGACTTGACTGCAATCTGCGACGGGCGCAACGCATCGAAGTAGACCTCTTCCGAGACATTCCAGATTTCGTCAACAACAATCAGATCGTAAGTTCCGCCGTGAAGGTTCGGGGTTGCAGCGCGGACTTCCCACGTCGAGCCGTTCGGCATTTCAACTTTGTTGCGTCCATAACTCCAAGTGACATGACCTTCAAATTGTGCCTCAAGTACCGGAGCAAGTTCATTGAAGATTGCAACCGCGCGATCAAGTTTGTTAGCAACGGAAAGAACGTGAATGGGTTTGCCCCGCATCGCTGACCAGTCCGTCAAGAAGAATCCGCAAAGGCTAGTAAGTGCAACGCTTTTCCCGTTCTGCCTGGCGCAGCTAGTCAAGGCTTCACGGAACACAAGGTCGCCATTCTCGTCGTGAGTCAACTGACCATTCAACGCCACCTTCTGCCAATCAAACAACGTCCTCGAGAGGACTCTTTCCGACCAGGCCGCAACCGCATCGCCGTAGGAACCAGAACCAAGATGCAGCGACTCCAATCGGGGCGAACTCTGCCCAACCCCGAGAACCAATTCCGAAGACGCAGGACATCGAACTGATTCGGTTTGTTCCAGTCCAGATAAGAGAAAGGAAGGGGACGGGGGCAACAAATTTTCTTTTTTCAAAAAAACTTCTGAATTATTCAATTTTTGTTTTGGTTTTGGCGTTGGGTCTAGTCCGAGGTGTTCTGCTCTTGAGTGGGCTTGTTGACTTCGTTTGCCGTTGATGTATTGCGCTCCTCGACGTGCGTTGCAGTTGGCACAGGACGCGACAAGCGGCGAATCGTCACCGTTTATGTCGTACTCGATGAGATGATCCGCTTGTGTTGCAGGTCGTCCGCATCCCCAATGGCATAGCGGGTTGCCTTCAAGTACCTCTGCTCTTCTGCGTCGGTATTCTCTGTCTGCTGTTCTGTCGCTCATGGTTGCCCCCTGCTAGCGCGACCCCCCGAGGGGTCTTGCTCTCTTTCGTTGTGCGATGGTCTTGTGTAATGCTCGCCCCCCGCGATTCCAGTATGTCTCTGAGGTTGCCGGATGTTTGACATCGTTGGACGGTCACCATTCACATTTATGACGTTTGGACGCTGCACAGTAGCCCGAGGGCAGACTGCTCGACCCGAGTTCCCTCGTGTTCTGCGAACCATCTGCAACTGATGATGTCGGCCTGCGTCTCTCGGTTGTGGTGGCATGTTAGTCCTTGCGTATCCCCTGGAGGATTGCTAGCCCGATACTTATCAGGAGGATGTACCAGGCAACGACAATCATGACACGGTGCCTAAGCGCTTGACAGGGGCTTTGTACATTTCACAGCCCGCAGGGAGCATCTGAGGGAACTCTGGAAGGTCTGTCAATGGGTACAAGCGGTAGTCCTTAATGGTGAAGCAGTCGGGAAATATCTCGTCGTTGTTCTCAATGACTTCACGGCCTGTAATCCAGCCCTCGATGAGGACGCGGTTCTCTCGTACTTTGCAGAAGATGAAGTTGTGATCAGCATTGTCCCTAGTGCGGACTTTGATGGTGGTATCTGGGTTCTCGGTTGACCGGACTTGATAGTTGAGTACGTCGAATCCGTTTGTTTCTTGTTCCCAATGCCATTCCGCGCCGAGCAGTTTCGCGACGGCGTATTCACCTATGGCACCGAACACGTCTGTCTGGAACCAGTTTTGTTCGTGGTATTTGCGCCCTGGTTGGTTAGGTCTGTCGGCTCGCTTAATTGCTAAGAGGCGACGGTTGACTCCGCCATGCGCTGCAATTTGCATATCAGCATCAGACAGGATGACGCGAACTGGTTGCCTCATTGAATCTTTGCCTGCCTGCCAAGTCGAGCTGCTATTGCGTCAAGGTCTCGAGGACGCCAAAGGTGGTATTCAATTCCTGCGTTGACGAGGCATCGTGCATACTTTTCTTGTTCGGCTGAGAGTTTGCCTTCGGCTGCTTTTAATTCGCAGAAGATGACTCCTCGAGATGGCACAGATGTTGAGACGAGGACGAGGTCGGGAAATCCGTTGCCGTCTGACCGCCATACCCCAGGGCGAGGTGATGAGGGTGACGCATGAAAGACAAGCCACTGCTGCATTCGCGCCAACTTTATGACTTGGTCTTGAAATATTTTTTCGGAGACGGTCATCGGGAATCTTTTCCCAACAGGAATCCGCACATGAACAAACTGACGCACATGATGAGCAAAGT